TTGTTTGCATCTAATTTTCCAGTCATTCCAGCGGCGGTGCCTTTGGCACCAACGGCGCCAGCCACTTTTGCGCCTACTTTACGTGCTATGTTACCTAATGCACTACCACCAGGAGCTTCGTTAACTGCATCTGTGCTTGTTATTTGCGTTATTTTCATGGTTTACTCTCCTGTTACTTTATATTTATACATAATTCATCGACTACACCCCGTAAATATTGTAATGCCTCAAACGAGATATAATGTTTTTGAGAAAGGCAACTCAGAACCCTTAACACAATGTAGTGATGTGCTTGAAGCAGATCTCATTATACAACAGTTAAAGGATGTCAATCCACACAAGGAATACTCAGTGGAACCTGTTGTTGTTTACGATAGTGATGCTTTTCGTTATGGACGCGATCCGGAATTGCATTAGTAGTTGAGCTAAAGCTCAACTTTGTTTTCGTTATCACTCAAACAATTTTATTATATGAAATAAGTTGCGAAGCAACTGCTATCATGTAGATAGTTGAGCCATACTTCGCCCGTCTCCGGGCAAAGATATGTCGCCATCATGTAAGATGAGCTTACCATCTTAACTAAGAAGATTGTATTTGCATACGTGGAGGCGGTAACCCGTCAACCCCCTACTTCAGCCTTCGCATAAGTTACGGAACACCAACACACCCTAGTTAAGCAAAGTGTGTTGCCGTTGTGGTTGTATCTTTTTCACAGAGCCACGATCTTTTAATACCTAAGTTAGTATCAACCTTGCAACGCATCAGTTCCAGTCATAAGATCAGTATGACCTCAAGATGAGTCGAGCTATCCCGACCAAACAATGTTGCTATATAGAATTTTTATTTTGCCTTGAGTGCTTCTTTTAATAATTTAGATCCGCCTACTCTTACGTTTATTATGCCATTGTAGTATTCGTCTGTTTCTAACACTCTACGTTCAAACTGTTCTCTTGCCTCTAAATAACTTGCTACGCCTCTGCTTGGACAATAATGTAATATTTCTCTAGTAAATTTTTCTTCGCCTAGTTTTTCAACGTCTTTTTGCAAATGATCTGATGATCCCCAGTAGTCACGCCAGTCACTTTCAACTTTGCTTCTACGTTTGTTTATCTTACCCTTGAGGGGTGGGCGTGTCTTTCTGAATTTTGCTAGTTTTTTACCGACATATTTCATACCATTGGTTGTATTTGTGATCAGATACACAAATGCTTCACAGTCTTCAGGTAAGTCTTGTACGGTTTTTCCTTGATATGTCCAGTGCATTATAAAGATACTTACACGTTGTCTTTATCTGGATCTTCTTTTTTGGCTTTATATTCTTCTATTATTTCTTTTCTGCGGTCAGTAGCAAGTCTGCGTATCTCACTTAACCATTTTCTAGATGAACGTTTAGTGCGTTCACTCTTGCGTATTTCCCAGGCTTCATTAGCCTTGTAGTATTCTAGATATGCTTTTGTTAGTTTATCATGCGTATCATCGATCATGTCATAATCTCAACGTCGTTGTCATAGGACGTAAATCCATTTTCTTTAATAACCTTCAATACGTTTGTAACACGACTTGCTAATTCTTCTTTGTGTGATATCAAATAAATGTTCTTTTGACGTTCTCTACCCATTTTCTTCAATACAGCAATGGCATTTTCAACACCATTTGCATCCATACCACTATCAACCAATTCATCAATAAACAATAAGTTGATGTTTTGATATAAACTTTCCCACACATCTCTAAATGCCCAACTTAATCCTAGTATGAGTCTATTTCTTTCACCTCTTGACAAGTTATCAAAGTCTAGATCCTGTCCTAGTTGTGTAATTTCAACAGTTAGATCATTTTTAAATATTACAGAGTGTGGAAGTTGCAGTCTATCCAAGTAATGTGTTAGCCTATTGTTTAGATATGCTAAATTTTGATCAATAATTTTCTTTCTAATAAAAGAATCTTTGTTTGTTAACAACTTATACAAGAAGTCTTGATGATCTTTTGTGTCTGTAAGTTCATTTACGGCATCCCAGTTTACTTCCTGTATTGCAGTCTGCTCTAAATCATCAATTTGTTCTGTGTATGGATCAAGTTCATTAGTTCTTTCTTTGAGACTCTGTTTCAAACTGTCAACGTTGCTTCTGTGTTGGTATGCTTCTTTGGCAGTTTCATAAAATGTGTTTGGCTTACTGTCAAGTTCGCCAATATCTTCAATAAGTTTTTCAACCTTTTGCATTTTTTCTGCCATGCTTGTTTGATAAACGTGTGCATCGCCATAATCCTTTTGTAACTTATCTTTCATTTCGGTAAGTTTTTCATCATGCAAGTCTTGTCCACAAGCATAACACTTGGCAGTTTCAAGATCATCAAGATCCTTGCCAAGTTTGTTTACGTTGTTGTCTGCTTGTTCTAATGCACGTTCAACAGTTGCACGTTCTTTTGTTAAGTTTGCAAGTTGTTTACTGTTTTCAGTCCATGTTTCTAGCTTTTCATGATCTTCAAGTTCACTATCAATATCAAGTTGTTCTAGTTCACGTATTGCTTTTTCTAATTTGTCTCTGTCTTGTTTGTTTTGTGCAATCCAGGCCTTTTTCCTGCTGTGTAATCTTTCAATGTTTTCTTTGATCTTATCATTACTGCTTGTGATTGCTTGTATTCTTGCATTTTCTTCTGTTAATTTGTCTCTAGTAATCTTGGTTGCTTCTCTTAATAGATCAGCTTTTTCAGAAAGTATAGTAATACCAAGTAATTGTTCTATAATAGCACGTTGATCGTTGGGCTTTAGTGCTAAAAAGGGCTCTGTGTAAGTATTAAGTGCCACAATATGCTTAAACATATCATGACTCATACCTAACAAGTCATTTATATCGCCTTGCGTTTTACGTGAATCGCCCTGACTCTCATCTGTAAGTTCTTGTTCTTTTTGATCAATGTAAAATTTTAGTGTGTTAGGTTTACGTCCTCTTTCTATTCTGTAATCTTTTCCGTTTTTTGTAAATGCAAGAGTAACCAACATACCTTTGTTGTTTGTTTTGTTTACAAGATTATCACGTCTTATGTTTGTAAGTGCTTGTCCGTATAGTGCATAACTTAAAGCATTGATAATTGTTGTTTTACCAGTACCATTACGTGATCCGCTATCATCTCCACCTTGATCTAAGTTTTCACCTAGTACCAATGTAAGCTGTTGCTTGTTAAAATCAACTGCCTGTGTTGTGTTACCAACACTCATAAAATTCTTAACTGTTAAATCTTGTATTCTAATCATCTTTGTTTAGGTCTCTATAAATTTGCAACAATTTACCTTTGTTAAATTGCTCTGATTCTATTGCTTCAATTTCTTTAGCAACTATTTCATCAACACTTTCAAACTTTGTAATGTCAATGTCTGAATTCATTTCTTCTTCTTGTGTGTTTGGTATTAAACTTATCTCTCTACAGTTGTATTGATTAATGAAAGTTTCTTTTATAAAGTTTGCTTCTTCATAACTGATAGGCAAATCAAGTGTAACTCTTAGATACATCTTAGATTTTAGTATAGTTTCTTTTTCATCAAGCAGTCTTGAAAGTTTTACTGTTCTATACTTGGGGCAATTCCACCAATTGATGTACTGCGGTTCGCCGCCATGCTCTAATATCATCATACCACGTTCATCATCCCAAGCATCTGCGTAATTGTGTGGCAATGCGTTACCAATGTAATGCACAGGACCTTTGACTTGACGTTTGTGGAAGTGTCCACTAAACACATATTCTTGATTCTTAAAGTGATCTGCCTGTAACTCGCCTGTGTCAGGCATCTGAACCATAGCATTCATGTAAAAGTTAGGAAGTTCAAAGTGTCCAAAGATATATTTGCTTTTTATTTTAGGAATTTTCTTCCATTCATCTCCAACCAACCAAGGAATAAGTGTTACATCACCTTCAGTCATCATTTCATTTACCATAGTGATGCCTTCAATGTGTCTTGCAAAGTCTATGGAGTTGATGTCTCTTTTGTCTTTATAGTATAAGTCATGATTGCCAGGAAAGAAATAAAACTTCTCAAACGCCTTGCCTAGTTTTTCAAGGCTTCTAATGGTTGCGTCCATGGTTAGCATATTCAAACTATTTCTATTGTGATGCCAGTCACCACAAAAGATACCAGTTTCACAACCGTTTTCTTTGGCTTGTTCTATATACCAATCAATAAATTCTTCACAGTCATCATTGTGAACTTTTGAATTAGACTTCAATCCAAAATGGATGTCTGTAAATACTGCCGCTTTCTTAAACAAAATATTTCCTCGCGATTATCATAGTGTACACGAAATAAGTGTATTTGTCAAATACTTCTTATTCTTTTTCTGTTGTTTTGTTTGCTTCTTTAACTTGTCTTTCCCAAGTGCCTTGGTTCTGTCTAGTGAAAGATGGATTCATGTGATTCATTTCTAGTATATCATCACGTATGTTTTGATTACGTTTTTCTATATTGATGATCCTTACAAATGAATTGGTAACTGCGGCTGTGTAATATGCAAAAGGATTATTTGATTTTGATTCATCAAACTGCAAACCTATCTGTGTAAGTTGGAGAATAGCTTGTCCTTTCATCTCATCGTTGTATGTGTAACCTCTTACGTTACCTCTTGTTGCATATCGTTCACATAACTTCATCCACATCAGTGCAAGTTTATTTGTTGCCATTCCGTGAGCCTTATTGAAGTTACCATTTGACATTCCGCCTTCCCAATGGCTTTTGCCCACGCATACCAATTCATCTTTGTCATTGAACTTGTAATGCTGGAACGGTGGAAAGTTTAATTTTGTCTTTGTATCAGCTATGTTTTTTGGATTTTTCTTCCTACCTTTTTCTTCTGGTATATGATCATATGTCATTATACGGAAAATAACGTCTGTTTTAGCTATTTTTCTATAGTCTACAGCACAATCCGCCTGCTTAACACGTTCGCCTGCTTCTTTCCTTTGCTCATAATCCGCCAAACCAAGGCGTTTTGCCTTGTTTCTTTTAGCATCTGCTATGGTTCTGATGTTAATCTTATCTATACTTGGCAGGATTATGTCATAACGTGCAAAATCATCGTCTGTGTAACTGCAAAACGTGTTTTTGGACTTATGTATCTCCGCCAGTATATCTCTGTTATTGAGATAGTTTACTCTCTTCATTGTATTCTCCAAATATTCCGAGTTATAGACGGGGATGTCTTAAGTAAATAAATATTATTATAAACTACGTACATAACTTTGTCAACTAAATATATGTAAGGAGTTAGCCAAAATGACAACATTTAGAAACGGAAAAATATCACAAGACAATATTGTTCGTGCAGACGGGTTCACTGATCGTGAACGTGCAAACGAATTTGATCTTGGTGGTGCTCCTAAAGGATCTGATCCATCTGCGAACGGTTTCTTTGGTGGTAAAGATCCATTTGTAAATGGTGTTAAGGATTTTTTTAATCCTAGTGAATTGGCAAAAAGTATACGCAGTAAAAATGCTCCTGTAGACGGTATTGGTGCTGTAAAAAAAGTTAAAGAATCTGCACCAGCAGGTTTCAAAAAATCAACGGAACAAGACTGGCGAGTAAAATTAAGTATTCCCACTATTGAGCCTTTTAAATCTTCTGCCTTGTTGTCACCTTTAAGACACACTGGCGGTTTAGTTTTTCCATACACACCTTCAATCATTGTATCGCATAGTGCAAACTACAATGCTATTGCCCCTACACATACTAATTATCCTTATTATGCGTATCAAAACTCACAAGTGGATCAGTTGGTTATCACTGGTGACTTTTTTGTACAGAATGGATTGGAAGCACAGTATTGGGTGGCGGCTTTACATTATTTAAGAAGTATGTCAAAGATGTTCTTTGGTGGAGAGGCTGACACAATCGGTGCACCACCTCCTGTTGCAAAACTTAATGGATACGGTGATCATATTTTTAATAATGTTCCTGTAATTGTAACACAGTTTACAACTGACTTACCACAAGACGTTGATTATATTGCAACTGGATTTTCAACAGGCAAAGAAAAGAAACGTCAAGTAGGTCCAGGTGGACAATATACTGAAACGTATACCGATGGAAAACTTATGACAGGTTGGGCACCTACACAATCATTAATAACTGTAACTGTACAACCAGTCTACGCAAGAAGCGAGATTGCACAGTTCAGCTTAAACAAATATGTCAACGGCGGATACATTGCCGATGGTAAAGGATTTATTTAATGCCAAGTTATCAAGATTCAAGTCCTTATGCGGATACTAATTACAATGAGACAAATGCTTATCTGAATCATTTTAAAATTAGACCAATTCCAGCTTCAAGTGATGATGTTGTTTATCAAATAGAACCACAGTATCACCAAAGACCAGATTTGTTTGCTTATGACATCTACAACAATCCAAACCTATGGTGGGTGTTTTGCCAACGTAACATGGACACTATGGAAGATCCGATATATGATTTTAAATCAGGATCTAAGATTTATGTTCCAAAAGGGGCCGCATTAAAGAACGTACTAGGAGTATAGGTTATGGCAATACCTAATAGGATAACAGTTGACCTAGACAGAGCTGGCAAACTAGAAAGCGAAATAGAAAAGAAATTACAAAGTGGTCAGTCCATTGGAAGTGTCATGGACGAATCACTCGCAGTCGTAAAAAATGAAATTTTTCAAGCAGAGGAACTAGGCGGATCAGCAACAATAGATGTTGATACACTTGGAGATGGTACAACAAGCTCTTACACTGGAGCAACTTCTACACCTAATAAAGTAGTTGCCAAACAAGGCACAGACGAAGTAGTGCTTGATGACATAGATTATAACAACACATTTAGCAGAACACGTGATCACAAGGTTGACTCAATACACGAGATAGAAAATGTTTTAGAAAAATACAGATCATTTAATACCATATGGTCAATGTTTTGTCTTACTCCGGAAGAGATGGCTGATCCAGACAACACCTACATGACCAGTGAACCACAAACTGTTTTAATCAAAGGTGCTGGTGGTATACAAAATTACCAAAGTGAAAGGCGACCTAAAACAAGATTAGAAAGACAAGGCGGCAAGGTTGAATATTACATAGAAAATGTAAGTATCAAATCAATCATAGGATCAAGTGGTCCAACAAGGATGCCTCCAGTACACAATTTTAATTTTACAGTCAAAGAACCATACAGCATGGGGCAGTTTCTTGAACTTTTACAGATAGCGGCCATGCAGGCAGGATATGAAAGTTATATTGGTTCACCTTTTTGTTTGATGTGTGAATTTATTGGACACACAGACAAAGATAAAACAGAAAGGGCTGGCAAAAGATTCTTTCCTATTCTTTTAAGTCAATCAAACATGACTGTTGATGCGGGAGGTTGTGTGTATGAGATACCAGCCATATCAACATCAATGGGAACAAATGGTGATAGTGTACAAACAATTAAACAAGATATCACTATAATAGGTGGAACAGTTGAAGAAGCACTACAAAGTGGATCACAAAGTTTAACCAGAGTCATTAATAGTGCATTACTAGACAGAGAATCAAAAGAAGAAACTACTTTCTCAGATGAATACATTATATTATTTCCTAAATCCAAGGATTTATCAAGTAGAAAATTCAAGGGAGAACAACAAGGAGACACTGAATCTTCAGCAACTTATGATCCTGAAAAAGAATATGCTTCAAGATATGGAGAAACAACTAGTGTAAGGCAGGTTGATTATGAGACATGGGTCAAAAACGTAACAGGATTTGCTGTAAAGAGATCCAAGACTTCAGATGCACTCAAGGCCAATTCTTTGAAACAAGAAAACATAAATCAAATTGGACAAGGAAAATTGCTAACAGACAAGCTAGGCAAGGGTGGCATACGTCCTGGAAATTATTATGCAAGTTATGACAAAGAAAAAAATGTTTTTGAACAAGGTGCAATAAGCATTCCTCAAGACAAGAGAGCATTCAAGTTTGAAAAAGGAACTAAAGTAAATCAGATAATTGAAGAGATGGTTGTAGCCAGTGAATGGGCCAAGGGTGTAACTGACAGAGCAACTGATCCTGAAGGCTTTAGAGATTGGTTCACAATACAAAGCAAGATGTTTTTTGTGCCTGTCAAAGACACAGCAGTTAAAAAAGGAAGAATGCCACGCATTTATGTTTTCCAAGTAATTCCTTTCAAGGTACACAGTTCAATTTGGCAGGCGCCAACTGATGTAGCAAAAGGCACCAAAGAAATATATAGAAAAGTTTCCAAGATATACAATTATCTTTACACAGGAAGAAACAAAAATGTTTTAGAATTTGACATAAGATATAACACAAGATTTTTAACAAACGTTCCGCTTACCAAAGGTAAAGACACACCACAGCAACAAGAAAAGGGCGGTGATGGAGTAACAAGTAACTACAACCCCAATGAACAAAACATAGATCAAAAAGAAGGTAAGAAGGAAGAAGAAAGATTATATCCTATTAAAAACGTACAGGACAGTGACATACAAGTGATCACTTCAGGTATGCGTGGTACAGATGCCAGCACAAAGGATATCATTGCAAGAGAGTTTCACCAAGCATTGATCAATTCAAATGTTGACTTGGTAAGATGTAGATTAAAGATCATGGGAGATCCTTGGTTTTTGTCTGACAGTGGCATGGGTAATTATCAATCAGAAAGCAGTCCTATCATCTTTAACACAAAAGATAGAACCATGGATTATGTAAGAGGGTTTGTGTACATAGTGGTTAATTTTAGAACACCTTACGATTACAGCAATAGAGGATTGCTTGAGGGCGGAATGGTTGGAAACGCATCGCTCAAAGTTCCACAGTTCAGTGGCTTGTATAGGGTAACTAAAGTAGAGCATGATTTTAGTGAAGGCCAGTTTACACAGGTGCTTGAAATACTTAGACAAACAAATCAAGAAGGTATTGATACTAAACAAAAATCAGATTCAGCTCAGGACATAGGTGGAACAACAAAACAAGAAGATGAAAGCAAAAAACAAGGAGCACCAGCTGAAAATAATGAAACATCGAGTTACACATAATGAGTGATCTTCCACAAAAGAATACCAACATAGATAGAAACTCCAAGCACACAGCCGTGGTTGCAAAACCAGGACCGTATGAAGCAAGAGTCATAAACAATCTTGATCCTGAATACCAAGGAGCTCTCACTGTACAGCTTTTAAAAACCAACACCAGTGGTAACGTCAACTTTGCAGAAGGTCAAGTTTACATTGCCAGATATCTTTCACCCTTTGCAGGACAGACTCCAATATGGGGAAACACCAAGAACGATGGATACAAGGAAGGACAACAAAGTTATGGTATGTGGTTTGTACCACCAGATGTAGGCACAAAGGTATTGGTTATATTTGCGGAAGGTAATCCTAATCTGTGTTACTGGTTGGGTTGTGTCAATGACAAGTTCATGAACCATTCCATTCCGGATCATGCGGCATCAACTTTTACAACTGACGGTACACCAGACGATCTCAAAGGTAAAAAGTTACCAGTCACTGAATACAACAAACAGATTGAAACTGCGGCAGGCATTGATCCTACAAAATTTAAAAAGCCATATCAAAAATTAATCACTGACATACTGCAAGGACAGGGCTTGTTGGAAGATGAAACACGTGGTATAACAACATCAAGTGCAAGAAGAGAAGTTCCAAGTGCGGTGTTTGGCATTTCAACTCCAGGACCTGTTGACAAGACCAGCGGCTCACCAAAGGTAAGGGTTGGTACAAATGAAAACTTCAACAACATATTCAAAGCAAGACTGGGTGGCACGTCATTGACTTTTGATGACGGTAATGATAAATTTTTAAGAAAGAAATCTCCAAGTGAAGAATCACCAGACTATGCAAATGTAAACGTTGGTGAAACTGATGGTGATGTAACAAGACCACACAACGAATTGGTGCGTTTGCGTACACGTACAGGACATCAAATACTTTTACACAACACAGAAGATCTCATATACTTGGGCAACAGCAGAGGAACTGCTTGGATTGAATTAAGTTCAGATGGCAAGATTGATATATTTGCAGAAGACTCAATCAGTATGCACACCAAGAATGATTTCAATTTAACAGCAGACAGAAACTTCACAATAGAAGCTGGAGCAAATTTAAGTTTGAAAGCATCTGGTGATTATGTTGGAGACAAGATCCTCAAAGGAAGGGTACAGATAGAATCCAACAAGAACACAAACATATTGGTAGGAGGTAGCACAAAGATCACAACAACTTCAGACTTTGATGTTAACACAGGCGGAGCAAACAAATTAACAGCAGGATCCACAACTGATATACTCAGCGGAGGCAACCATACAGAAACCGCTTCCGAAATCCATATGAATGGACCGCAGGCGGCTACGGCCGCTGTCGCGTCCGCTCTGTCTACGCACCGCGTACCGGGTCATACGACCTACGGTATTCTTTCACAACGTTCTCCACAAGCTGAACCTTGGACACATCACGAGAACTTGAACCCATTAGCATTTAAAGTTGCTGTAACTGATAGAGATTTGGTCACAACAGTGGCAAATCCGTTACCAACACCAACTACTCCAGATGTATTCAAGAAGGAGTTTAAAGCATAGGTAAATATTGATATGGCAGATTTATATAAAAAAATTACAGTTCCTTCAGGTGAAAACAAACAACCAATTACAACCAACCGTGCCTATAAAGGTATAAGCACAGTAAATCCTGAAAACAACAGCAAATCATTGTTTGATATTGCATTGATAAAACAAGACATCATTAACAGTTTTCACATCAAACAGGGTGAAAAGCTAATGAATCCAGAATTTGGAACCATTATATGGGATGCCATACATGAGCCACTAACAGAAGATTTGAAAGAAGCAATAGCAAAGAACGTTAGTGATATTATTAATAATGACCCTCGTGTAGTTGCAGGAACCATAGAGTGTGACAGTTATGAGAGCGGAATACTGATTGACGTAGATTTGACATATCTACCATACAATATTTCGGAACGTTTGAGACTTAAATTTGACGAAGATGCTGGACAGTTTTAAGTACGCACTTAATGGATTAAAATAAATACTTTATATAAGGAAAGCAAATGTCATCGACAAATAGACAAAATAGATTATTGTTAGCTGAAGACTGGAAAAAGGTCTATCAGTCATTTAGAAATGCGGAATTTAAGTCATATGACTTTGATAATCTTCGCAGAACAATGATCAACTATTTGCGTCAGAATTATCCAGAAGATTTTAACGATTATATCGAATCAAGTGAGTACCTAGCATTAATTGATCTTATCGCTTTCCTCGGTCAGAACATTTCATATAGAATTGACTTAAATGCAAGAGAAAACTTTTTAGAGTTAGCTGAACGTAGAGAGTCGATACTGCGTTTAGCTAGACTTCTTTCATACAATCCAAAAAGGAATCAAACAGCAAACGGATTATTAAAGTTTGAATCGATTGCAACTAGTGAAGACATTGTAGACAGCAATGGAACAAATTTATCAAACCAAACAGTTTTATGGAACGATCCAGCAAACAGCAACTGGCGTGAACAGTTTGAAAAAGTTTTAAATTCTGCTTTGCCTTCAAACAGCATAGTAGGTAAGCCAATCAAATCAGACACAGTTGAAGGTGTGCCAACATTTCAATATAGATTTGATGCTAGTAACTCAGACGTTCCTGTTTATACATTTAGTAAAAACGTCGATGGAAAAAATATGCAGTTTCAAGTTGTGTCAACTGATGTTGAGTCAGGTGTTATTTCAGAAGAAGCACCATTGCCAGGAAACAGTTTAGGATTTTTATACAGAGACGATGGTAGAGGACCAGGCAGTTCAAACTCAGGATATTTTGTGCATTTCAGACAAGGTGTTTTAGACACTGGTACTTTCCAGATTGATGCTCCTAGCACAAATCAGTCAGTAGGTTTAGAAGCAACAAACATCAATAACACAGACATATGGCTTTATAAATTAAATTCAATTGGCACTGAAGACCAGTTATGGACCAAGGTTGATTCTGTGGAAGGCAACAACATTGTTTACAACAGTTTGCGTAAGAGTGTTAGAAACATTTATGGAGTGTTAAGTAAAACACAGGACAAAGTAGATTTAATTTTTAGTGATGGTACTTTTGGAAATTTACCACAAGGGGCATTTAGAACTTACTACAGAACTTCATTAAATGATCAATATAATATAGTACCTTCCGATCTTGTTTCAATTAGTGTAAACATTCCTTATACAAGCAAAGCAGGAAACAGTGAAACAATAAGTTTGACTCTTGAATTAAAATACACAGTTGATAATTCTACAGTTTCTGAAAGTAATGCAAGTATAAGAGAAAATGCTCCTGCAACTTATTACACACAAAATAGAATGGTTACTGGAGAAGACTATCAAGTAAGTCCATTAAGCATAAGCCAAGAAATTATTAAAGTTAAAAGTGTTAACAGAACATCATCTGGTATTTCAAGATACTATGATCTTTTAGATGCAACAGGAAAATATTCAAGCACAAACTTGTACGGTGCTGATGGAGTATTGTACAAAGATAGCTTTACAGAAAAAACAAGTTTTACTTTTGTTACTAAAACTGATATCCAAGGAACTATTGCAAATACAGTAACACCATTGTTAAGCAAAAAGTCAATGGTAAATTATTTCTTAACTAATTTTCCTAAAACTTTAGTCGCAGACCTTGGTGCTAAATGGTCACAGACAAGCAATAAAACAAATATGTCAACAGGAAAATTTGTTGATTCTAATAGCACAGCTTTACAAGTAGGATCATTTACTGCAAGTGCTTTAAAATATATTGAAGCAGGAACTTTAATTAAATTTACTGCTCCTACAGGTTATCATTTTATGGCAGACAACTCACATAAATTAATGGTTGGAGCCGCAGATCATAAAAATTCTGTAACTTACAAATGGATGAAAGTGGTCAGTGTAGTTGGAGATGGCACAACCGACAATGCAGACGGAACAGGACCAATCATATTAAATGACATAATGGATTCAAATGCAATACTTTCTGAGCTTAAACCTAAGTTTAGTAAAACATTATTAGCTGACGTGCAATCACAAATGACTGATCAAATATTTGCTTACAAAACTTTTGGACTTAGATATGATAGTGCATTAAGGCAATGGAGAATGATCACTGAAAACAACCTAGATATTTCAAGTGCATTTAGCACAGGTAAGACAGGCGATGTAACTGACCAACAACTTGATTCAAGTTGGTTATTGTTATTCGAAACTGATGGTGAGAAGTACACAATTACTACAAGAGGACAAAGATATATTTTTGAAAGTAATGAAGAAATAAGATTTTATTATGACAGTACACAAAAAATTTATGATAACAGAACAGGACAAATAATTAAAGATAAAATAAAAGTGTTAAACATTAACACACAACCAGATTCAACTTCACCATTCAATGTGGATTATCCTTGGGAAATATCTGCGGAGTATAGAGATGGTGATGGATATATTGACAGTAAAAAAGTTGAAGTAACTTTCTTTGATTCAGACGATGATGGAGTTGTTGATGATCCAGAAACTTTTGTTACATTAATTGATGAAACAACTAATGCACTTACAAAATATGTATTCCTAAAAAAATACACAACAAGTGATGGAATTGAAGATTACAAGTACATGGATAATTCAACAGGTACAGTAATAATAAAACAAAATGAAAGTTTTGTTGGTGCATTAAGCCAATACACAGATGGACAAGTATTTTATCTTGTTACAGAAGGTGTGTTTAAAATTTATAGTTCAGCATCAGCATCTATTGTTTTAACAACAGATTACAGAGCATACATTGGCAGAGATGGATTAAAGTTCCATTACATTCATTCTGCAGATGATGACAGCAGAATAGATCCAAGTTCAAGTAACATAGTGGACACATATCTTTTGACAAGAACTTATGATACAAACTTTAGACAATACCTTGATGGTGTTATTGAAACTTTACCATTGCCACCAAGCAGTGATAACTTGTTTAATAACTATGGATCTTCAATCAACAAAATTAAATCAATCAGTGATGATGTAATTTATCATCCTGTAAAATACAAAATATTATTTGGAGCAAAAGCAGATGCTCGATTACAGGCAAGTATAAAAATTGTTAAAAACCCAGACCAAGTTGTTAATGACAATGACATTAAAGCAAGAGTTGTATCTGCAATGAATCAATACTTTGCTTTAGAAAATTGGGATTTTGGTGATACTTTTCATTTCTCAGAGATGGCTACGTATGTAATGAACAAAACAGCGCCTGATCTTGTAAATCTTGTAATTGTTCCAAATCAAGAAAGTCAAGCATTTGGAAGTTTATACGAGATTAAATCAGAAGCAGACGAAATCTTTATAAGTGCGGCAACAGTAGATGACATAGCAATCATTGATGCCATTACAGCAAGTAAACTTAAAGCGTCAGGCAATGTAGTTACAACAACTACTAGTGCTACAACAGGCGTAACAAGTGGTGCAACTTATACATCTGGCACAGTTTCAAGTTCATACAGCAATTCAAGTTCTACAAGTTCTAGTTCTTCAAGTTCAAGTTCAAGTTCAAGTTCTTCTAGTTCAGGTGGTGGCGGATCCTCTGGGAGTGGGTACTAATGGCCTATAATGCAAACCAAGAAGAATATCCATTACCGGCAGGAGATCAAGACAAAGCTCAGCACACAAGAACTAGTGCGGAGCACTTACCTAAATATTTTAGAACTGCACATAACAAAAAGTTCTTAAGTGCAACACTTGATCAATTATTAAATCCTGGCGTTGCAGAAAAAATAAGTGCATATTATGGTAGAAGGATAGCAACTGCCCGTAAGGCAAATGATACCTATGTCACTGATGTAACAGCTGAAAGAGAAGAATATCAATTTGAACCAGCAACTGTAATTAAAGATAATTTAAACAATGTAACTTTTTACAAAGATTACAATGATTTGAAAAATCAAATAAAAGCATTCAACGGTACAGTTGATGATGACAGCAAAGCATTTAGACAAGAATATTATGCTTGGAATCCTCATATCGATTGGGACAAATTTACAAACTTTAGAGATTACTACTGGTTACCAAACGGTCCTTTATCTATTCCTGTTGTAGGACAAGCAAGAGGAATCACTAGCACATACACAGTCACAAGCATTGACAATCTAGACAACAAAGCATACGTTTTTACTCCTGATGGAAAAACAAATAATCCTACACTAAAACTTTACAGAGGACAGACATACAGATTTGAAGTTAATACTCCTGGAATGCCTTTGAGCTTTAGAACTGCTAGAACTTTAGATAACGACTATCTATACAGTTCAGGCATAAGCGATAGCACACATACAACTGATGTAGGTACAATAGAATTTACAGTTGATTTACTTGCACCAGACACTTTATATTATGTAAACAACAATGATATAAATGCAAGTGGACTTATACAAATTTATGATGTGTTAGAAAACACAGCCATAGATGTTGAAGCAGAAATATTAGGTAAGAAAACTTACAAGATGACCAATGGCTACGAAATGTCAAATGGTATGAAAGTTGATTTCCAAGGATCAGTGACCCCTACAAAATATGCTGAAGGCAACTGGTATGTAGAAGGTGTAGGAGATGAAATAAAACTTATACCTGAACAAGATGTTATGATACCTGGAACATATTCAACAACCAGAGCAAACCCTTTTGATTCGGAAGGATTTGATAGAAGCCCATTTAGTACTGCAAGTGCTTATGCAGATGCACACGACTACATTGTTCAGAATAGATCAGCTACAAGCAGAAGTCCATGGTCAAGATACAATAAATGGTTCCATAAAAGTGTACTAGAAACTATTGCAACAATACTTGACGAACCAGCAGACATAAATCAAACAGGTAGAGCCGCTAGACCTATTATTGAATTTGATCCACAGTTAAAACTATATGGTTTTGGGACACAGGCAAAAGATGACGTTGAGTTATTAGACACATTTACAACTGATGTGTTCAGCACAATAGAAGGTGCAATAGGTTACAACATTGACGGAGTTGATGTTGGTGACAATATGAGAATATTGTTTACAGCAGATCCTGACACAAGAGTAGCAGGTAAAATTTTTAAAGTAAAATTTATTACACACAACAACGTTAGACAAATTAGTTTAATTGAAGAAACAGACACAACACCTTTAGAAAATGAATGTGTACTTGTACAACAAGGAGACACTTACAAAGGTAAGATGTGGTATTACAATGGAACTAAATGGGTAGCTGGACAGGACAAAACATCAGTTAACCAGAGTCCAACTTTTGATCTATATGACGTAAATGGAAATGATTTCAAAGATGCAACAACTTATCCAAGTTCTACTTTTACTGGTACAAAACTTTTTAGTTATAAAAAAGGAACAGGAGCCAATGATAATATTTTAGGCTTTCCTCTTTCTTATAGAGCATTAGTAAACACAGGAGATATTGTATTTGACTTTAATCTTCTAACAGATAGTTTTACATACCAACAAATGAATGCAACATTTTCTTTGAAAACAGATGTAGGACTATTAAGAAGATATACAGACAGAACAACATTTACATACGCATCTGGTTGGACAAAAGGATACGAAGATAGCAAACAGCTTGTACGTAGGCAGTATGTTGTTAATACACAGCTCAATGACTTTGCCATTGACGTTTATAATAGAAGTGGCGATATAAATGATTTATGGGCAAGAGTATACGTTAATAATAAAGCAAAATCTAGTGGAGTTGATTACACAATCAATAGACTCAACGGAATTGCTTATGTAAGATTTGTAAATGATTTAGCAGTTGACGACATCTTAGTGATAAAAACAAAAAGTGGTACAGTCAAGAATACAAATGGTGTTTATGAAATTGCAGGAAATTTAGAACGTAATCCTTTGAATGATAACATAGGAAGTTTTACTTTAGGTGAAGTAAATGATCATGTATCTAGCATTGTTGAAATGCGTGATGATTTTGCAGGAGTATTTCCAGGTACAGGAAACCTAAGAGACCTTGGAAACTTATCTGCATACGGAACAAAATTTATTCAATCAAGTGGACCATTTAATTTAGCAAATTATCATGTCACAAGCAAAGATGCAAACATTGTGCATTCATTAAGATTTGCAAGAAAAGAATATGGTAAATTTAGAAAGCTATTTTTACAAACTGCAACTGGTTTAGGATTTGACGGAGCAACAAAAATACACTTCGACAAAGTGATGGAACACTTAAACAAAAATAAAACAAATGATATGCCATTCTATTTCAGTGATATGATTGGTTACGGAACGTTTAAAAAATCTACACACGTTGTTGAAAATACATCTACTGAATATTATGCTTTGGCAACAAATTTTGATTTAACAGCTTTATCAAATAGAGCTGTGGGCATTTACATCAACGGAGTACAGTTGATACATGGCACTGATTACAAATTTGAATCCGCTTACGCAGGCTTTGTTACAATTACAAAAACAAAAGTTATTAATGATGTAATTGAAATATATGAATATGAAAATACCGATGGTAGTTATATTCCACCTACTCCTACTAAACTAGGATTGTATCCTAAATTTAAGCCAGAGATTTTTACAGACAACACTTACCAAACTCCTACAAAAGTTATACAAGGTCATGACGGAAGTATCTTTGTTGCTTATAATGACTTTAGAGATGAATTGCTTTTAGAACTTGAAAAAAGAATTTATAATAATATTAAAGTACAATATGATGTTGACATAATAAACATACACGACTTTATTGGAGGAGAATCAAGAGATACTGGGTTTACTAGAAGTGCCAGAGACAAAGCATTACTATCTGACTTTGTTGAATGGAACAGAGCAGTTGGTGATCCTGATTATACTGACTTTTCATTTTGGTCAAGAACAAACAGTTTTACTTTCAATTATAAAAATACCAGTTCGCCCACACAAAAAACTAATCCGGGATACTGGAGAGCAGTATATAAAGAAGCATATGATACTGATCGTCCACATAGTCATCCTTGGGAAATATTAGGGTACAGCGAAGAACCAACTTGGTGGCAAACGGTTTATGGTGCGGCTCCTTATACAAGTGAAAACAAGATACTTTGGCAAGATATTGAAAAGGGTGCATATAGAATACCTAACGTGCCTGTTGTATACAATGAAAAATATGCAAGACCTAATATTACAAAACACATTCCTGTTGATGACGGTGGTAATTTATTAAGTCCTTTAGATTCTAACTATGCTAAGAATTATATTAGTAACAGAACACAAGAACCTTTTGTGTTTGGTGATCAAGCACCAACTGAAAATGCTTGGCGTAGAAGTTCAGAATATCCTTTTAGTTTAGTTAATGCTTGGATATTAAACCAGCCTACAAAAATAATAGGATTGGGTTTTGATAGATCAAGATTACAAAGGAATTTAGCAAAAGAAGTAATCTACACAGTCACTAGTAAAAGATTAAGATTAAAAGACATAGTATTTCCTAATACAACATCAGATACAACTCGTGTGCAAACAGCAGGACTTGTAAACTATGTTGCTGAGTATATGAACAGCAAGACTGTAAAATATTACAACAAGTATCAAGATGATTTGAAAAACATTACAAACCAATTAGGATTAAAAATAGGTGGCTTTACAGACAAAGCTAAATTTAAACTCATACTAGATAGTAGAACTCCTTACAATGAAGGGAATGTATTTGTTCCCGAAGAAAACTATCAAGTATTTTTAAACAAGAGTAGTGTAGTTGATCTTGTACCATACAGTGGTGTAATAGTTGAGAAGGTCGCAAGTGGATTTATTATAAAAGGATACGATTACGATAATCCTTACTTTAAATATGTAACACCAATTGAACTTGCTGACGATCCGTTGATAAGTGTTGGCGGAGTAAGTGAAGACTTTGTGCAGTGGACATCTGGACAGACTTATTCACCAGGATTTATTGTAAAATTTGCAGACGAGTTTTACATGACACAAACTTTACATACTGCTGGAGATAGTTTTGAACAAGCAAACTTTGTAAGATTAGCAGAACTTCCTGTAAAAGGAGGTAGACAAGCATATTTCAGACGCCAATGGAATGAAGGAATTAATCAAGAACCTACTGAACTTGCATATGGTACACAAATTAAAACTATACAAGGCGTTGTTGACTTCTTGTTAGGATATGAAAAATATTTAAAATCACAAGGATTTATCTTTGAAAATTACAACAAAGAAATTAATGAAGTAGAAGATTGGTCTTTAAGTGCAAGAGAATTTATGTTTTGGACTACACAAAATTGGCAAGCCAATAGTGTTATCACTTTAAGTCCAGGAGCAATTGATTTACAATTTTACAGAAAGCATCATGTTGCTGACAACCTGTTTGATAACTTTTATGGTTACAACTTGTTTAAAGCAGACGGTAAAAAACTATTACAAGCCAATGTAAATGTTTACAGAGATAACGACAACAACTTAGGTATTTCAACAAAGAATACAACAGATGGGATATTTGCTGTAAAGATACCTTTGGTACAAATTGAACACGTTTGTTTGATAGATAACAGAACAGTATTCAGTGATTACATTTATGATTTAGAGCCTGGATATAGACAAGAACGTATCAAGGTGTTAGGTTACAGAACCGACGGTTGGACAGGCGGATTAAACATTCCTGGATTTGTTTATGATGACGTAAACATAGGTGAATGGGAATCATGGAAAGATTATGCCATTGGTGACACAGTAAAATACAAAGAATTTTATTATGTTGCAAAACAAAAAATATCAGGCAAAGAAGTATTTACTGATTTAGATTGGCAAAGACTAAATGGAGCACCACAGTCTGGATTGAAAGCAAACTTAGATTATAAAGCAAAACAATTTGCAGACTTTTATGATCTTGACACAGATAATTTTGATACTGATCAACAAAGGGTTGCACAACATTTAATTGGATATCAAAAAAGAAAATATTTAGAAAACATTATCAATGATGATGTAAGTCAATACAAGTTCTATCAAGGATTTATCCAGGACAAAGGAACACTCAACAGTTTAACTAAATTGTTTGATGCATTATCTAATACTGAAAATGATAGTGTAAACTTTTATGAAGAATGGGCAGTGAGACTAGGACAGTTAGGATCCTCGCAATCATTTGAAGAAGTTGAATATAAACTTGATGAAAGTAGATTTAGATTAAGTCCACAACCAATTGAGTTGGTACAAACAGTCACAGGCGACGAAACAGATTTAATTTATAGACAGCGACCATTTGAAACTTATTTAAAACCAGATGGTTATGACCATACACCGTTTCCAACCAAGTACAAAGACGATGATTATGTAGAAACTGCTGGTTATGTAAATTCAGCTGATGTAAAACAAACTGTTGCCAAGTATGACGATATTTTAAATTTAACTCTCACAACTTTAAATGTAGGAGATTATATATGGACTGGTACAAGTAAAACAGATAACTGGGACGTTCTTAAATATGTTAGAACAAATGATAAGGTTATCAAAGTTACTAAAAATGGAACTACAAACGAAGTTGAAATACAACTTAACAACCAAGCCAATTACACAAAAGATGATATCATAGGTATAGTTGATGTTGCAGATACTGAAAAGTTTTTCAAGGTATTAAGATCAGAACTTGACACAATATTTTGTACAGACAACGGAACAACAGCAGACGTTGATCCTGCAAATGGATTTGTCACAGCATTTACTTCAGCAAGGGTTTCAAACTTAGAAGAAGCAAACACAAGATTGTTTGCAGGTGAATTCCAAGTAGGCGAGTTGCTTTGGGTAGACAATGACAGTACGAATCGTTGGATTGTTTTAAGAAATACTCCACAACACAGTGAGTTACAGGTTATTAGTAATGTTGAAACCGGAGATGCAAGTACAAACTTCGGAAAAGTAATTGGTGCTGATGATAGAAACACAACACTTGTTGTAGGTGCTAGTGAATCGAACAAGGTATACATATTCCAAAGAACAAATGATAATACTACCTATAACCATGCACAAACAATTGATGCTCCAACAGGCTTATACACCGGTGACGGTAAGTTTGGTACAGGATTAGATTTAAGTTCAGATGCTAAATGGCTTGTAATTGGAGCACCTAATGCCAGCACAGCAAAAACAAAATTCAAAGGTGCGTTTGCAAGTAATGTAAGTTATGTAGAAAAAGATATTATACAGTACCAAGAAAACTTCTGGGAGGCACAGTTTCCTATATCAGCGGCACAAGGTACACTTACATTTAACAGCTTCTATGATCCTACGCAATTAGCAAAAGCGTCATGGACAGGTACAGCTTATCCAGAGATTGTTTATGCAATTAGAGGAAACTACAATTTTAATCTTCCTACTGATCATATATTAGTCAGGGCACCTACCACACAGTATGAAGGATCAGCAGTTGGTGATACTTTAGTATTCAACTGGAAACAATATTCACAGAATTATCCTAATGGTGTTTTACCTTTTGGTGCATCAGGACCTGCAATAAGCGAACTTGAAGGCAACAAAGTTATACAAGCAAAAGTTGATGCAGTATTATATTTTGATAATCTTTTAAGAACTCCACAGGTAGGAGATTTAATAAGCACAGGTTCAGCTATTGGAACTGTAAATGCAATTAGTGTTCAGAATGTAAACCAAGCAAACATTTACATCAGCAATATGAATGGACAATTTTTAGCAAGTGATACTGCAACACTAGGCGGTGTATCAATGGGAACTTACACATTAATACAGCCAGTCAATTCACAGGCATCATTTGGTGGTTGGTGGAAAATTGATGTTACAACATCTTTCAACACAACAGTTAAATCTATTATTGCACCACAGTTTGTAATACAAGATATTATTACTCAAAACGAAAGCAAGTCTGCAGAAATTTATTACAATACTATGGACGATGCTTATGCGTTGAATCAAGTTACTGATCCAACCAAAGGCGGAAGATTAGGACATTTAAGTTTCTACAATAAACAAGGACAGTCAGACATGAGTCCATTCTGGTTCTTCAGAGGACCTAAGGCTTGGACGGATACACTTAATACAAGTAATACATTTACAATGAGGGTGAACGAAATCAGAGGCGGAGCAGGATTAACATTATTTGACCCAGGCACACTTGGACTTTCTTTTACATATTTGAATGATACCTTACATACTGTTTATGATATATGGGACGGTTTCGTAGATGTTACATTTACAAATTTTGACAATGCCGGTAATCCTTTTATTCCACAAGTAGGCGACATCATAGTTGATCAACAATCAGGAGCAACTGCCACAGTTGCATACTTGCAAGAACAATTATTAGATTGTAGATTGTATGTAAAAAATAGAAGCGGGTCATTTAAATTTGGTAATTTACATAGTGATACAAGCACCATTGCAATCAAAGATGGTGTAAGTGCAGGAGTTGATAGACTTTCAGGTAGACTAGACAATGCAAATATGTCTGGAAGTATTGCAGGTAAACTTGTGGTTGTTAAAAACACAGATAGTACAATGTTGCCTGTAACTTCACCAACTTTTAGAGATGAATTAGAAATTTACATTTACAACGATAGAACAGTTAACGGAGTTGCAAGAACACCTAATACTCCAAATCCTTTGAACAAAGATTGGGCACAGGTATCTGCATTAAAATTAGATACCACTGGAACTGCAAGTTCATTTACAAATGAAGGAGCATATTTTGTTTACGAAAGAATGGGCACAGGATTATACAGTTTCCAACATGGTTACACAAATCCTCAAAGAGAATCAAACAGATTCTTAGGAACCATTATAAAACTTACGAAATCTAATCAAAGCGAATTATATAGATTGTTTGTTTCTGCTCCAGGAAATAACACAACAAGTAACAGTGGCAGAATACATTTAATTACACACGGAATAGATACAGACGGTACAACATATGACTGGGCAAGAAGTAAAAACTATTACTTCAAGGGTGAATTCAGTGACTCAATTGATTACTACACAAATGATATTGTGTTGTACAATGGTGCATTTTATGAAGCGAAAACAAACTTAACAGCAGGTGCTTGGAATGTAACTTACTGGACACTCATAGATGCTTTCATTGATTACATAGGATATCTTCCAAATGATACAAATTTAGCTGTTACTGATGACAGTACATTTGAAAAAACAAATTTAACAAATTATGCACACCCATTTGCAGTTGCAAAATTTGGTGATGTAATTGCAACAGTGGCTGACTTTGATAACAGTGATCCTAAAATTATAATTTACAGATTTATTAGAGGACATTATGGATTCTCACAAATGATTCCTGCACCAAAGAATGGCATAGGATTTGGTTCAAGTGTTGCTGTAAGCGATGACGGTTCAATGATTGCCGTTGGCGCTCCTTTGGCAGATGATAGAGCAAATGACAATGGTAAAGTTTTTGTATACACTAACGACCTAGGAACATTTTCATTAACACAAACATTGTACAGTCCGGAAATAGATGTTGCTGAAAGATTTGGTGCCGCTATTGATTTCAATGGCAATGATTTAGTTGTAAGTTCTAAAGGTGGAGACCTTGTTACAAGCACTACATTTGATACAATAACTACAACGTTTGATAATAACTTAACACAATTTGAAAAAGTAAACAGTGATAGCGGACAGGTGTTTATGTATCAACAGGTTAAAAACAAACTATTATATGCAGAAAAATTTAATTACAAAAATCCTGCAACTGAAAGATTTGGAGAATTTTTATTATTCAATGAAAACCATGTGTATGTACCTATGCCAGAACTTTCAATCACAGATGACAACTTCATAGGTACTTTAATTGATTTCAAGAGAACACGTGGCATTATGCCTTGGGCAACTTTACATAGTCCATTGGATCAAGTTGATCTAACAAAATTCAAAGGTGTGTTCATATATAACATTTCAGAAAATCCTGTTGCAAGAGCAATAGATTATATTGATCCTATTCAAGGAAAGATAGCAGGTGCGGCAGAAGAAGAATTAACATTTAAAACGCATTATGATCCAGCTGTATACACAAACGGAACAGCATCACCAACGACTGTTATTGACCCAGAAAACTATTGGAATGACAAATGGGTTGGTAGATTATGGTGGGATCTAAGCACAGCTAAATTTGTTAATCCTTACCAAGGCAATATTATCTACAATACTGCAAACTGGAATAAATTATTTACAGGAGCATCAATAGATGTTTACGAATGGGTAGAAACAACCATTACTCCAACTCAGTGGGCCGCACAGGCAGATACTGAAGAAGGACTTACAAAAGGAATAAGTGGTACTCCTAAGGATACTACAACATTTGTTCAGGTACAAAAATTTGATAATGTTGCAAAAAGTTTCTTTAACAAATATTATTATTGGGTAAAAAATACAAAAATTATTCCACAAGTAACATTTAGAAAAACTTCAGCCTATGACGTTGCCCAACTAATACAAGATCCAGCAGGACAAGGACAAAGATTTGTTGCACTTTACTCTAATGCTAGGTTTGGTTTATACAACTGTGAAACACTTGTAAATGGACCTGACAATGCAATCAACTTTAGATATTGGACTATTGATAACAAAGAAATTAATACGCACAATCAATATCAGTTAATTACTGAAGGCCTGGATACAAGTAGACCAAACAAAGATTTAGAACGTAAATGGTATGACAGCTTAATTGGTGTTGATACAAATGAAAGACCGGTACCTGATACAATATTAAGTCCTAAACAAGCATACGGTATATTAGATAGACCAAGACAAAGTATGTTTAAAAATAAAACTGAGGCTTTAAAACAAACTATTGAAAGAGCTAACAGAGTTTTATTACAAAATTTAATTGTTGATGAATATAACCTAACACAATTTTTAAGCAAAGACCCAACACCTACTTTGTTAAGTAGAAAGTTTGATAAAGCAATAGATACCTATGCTGAAATAGGCCTTGTAGGAGTTTCAAATGTTATTCCAGCAGTACTTACTCCAGTATTTGTAAACGGAAAACTTACAAGAGTTGATATTACTAACGGTGGTAAAGGTTACATAACAGTTCCAACATATGAGTTTGGTAACGTTGGTAATGGAAGTAATGCAGAAATAACGTTGGCCATGGATGCTAATGGAACAATAACAAGTGCAACTGTTAAGAATGAAGGACAAGACTATGGTCCAAACACAACACTGGAAGTTAGAAAATATAGTGTATTGGTTAGAACTGATGAGAGTGTAAATTCAAGATGGTCAATATACGCATATCAGAGTGTGTCAAAAACTTGGGCAAGGACAACTAGTTCAGCCTATGATGTTACACAATGGTGGAGTTATACTGACTGGTATGATGTAGGATATAGCGAATTTACTGAAACTGATTACCTGATAGACTTCTCATATGAACTTGATTCATTGACTGATCAGGTAGGTGACATCGTTAAGATTTCAACTATAGGCGCAGGTGGTTGGTTACTGTTAGAAAAAATTAGTAATGATGGTTCTGATTACACAACGAAATACAAAACTATTGGTAGAGAAAATGGAACTATTAGATTAAGCAATAGCTTATACGATAGTGCAAACAGTAACATAGGTTATGACGGTTTAAGTTATGATACTTCATTCTACGACAATCAACCTACTAGAGAATTAAGAATTATCTTACAATCATTAAGAGATGATATTTTCATTAATGATCTAGCTGTTGAATATAACAAAATGTTTTTTGCAAGTGTTAGATATGCTTTCTCAGAACAAGCAAACGTTGATTGGGCATTTAAAACAAGTTTCATAAAAGCAAAACACAATGCAGGAGATTTACAACAAAAAGTAACTTTCCAAAATGATAGTTTACCAAGTTATGAGGATTTTGTTAAAGAAACAAAACCATACAAAACAAAAATAAGAGAATATGTCAGTAACTACACCAAGACTGAATTAACAAACAGTGGAGTAAGTGACTTTGATATTCCGCCAGCATACAGCATTAATGATGGTAAGATAGTTCCTGCAAGTCTTAAAGTTAATAATGATTTAATTGTAGGTCAAGATGCTTCTATTACAACTTACCCTAACAAATATTGGGCTGACAATGTTGGATTTGAAGTATTAAGAGTAAACATTAAAAATGGTGGTACACTATATTTAGAAACTCCTTTGGTCAAATTTGTTGGCGGAGGAGGCACTGGTGCAACAGCAAAAGCAACACTTGGTACCAATGGCACAATAAAATACATTACAGTTACAAATCCTGGAAGAGGATATCTTTCTGCTCCTACCGTAAACATTGAAGGTACACAAGATTCAGCTGGTGTTCCGGCAGTGGTATCAGCACAACTTGGAAACAGCAAAGTTAGATCAAATCATATTGTAAGCAAATTTGATAGAGTCACAGGCACTTTTTTAATTACAACTTTAACAGAAACAGAAAACTTTACTGGCACAGGAACGCAAACTATTTTTGATCTTAAGTTTCCTATGGATTTAAGAACAACAACAATTAATGTTACAGTTGCTGGAATAGAATCACTGCAAAGTGAATACAGTATTACAAATATAGAGGACACTACAAAGTCTTATCTTAGAACTAAAGGGCGTGTTACGTTTACAGAACCACCTGCCAACAATAGTGCAATAGTGATAACGTACAGTAAATCAATCACAATGTTGCAAGGACAAGATAGAATTAATTTATTTTACAGTCCTTCAACAGGTATGCTTGGAAATGACGTATCACAGTTGATGGATGGAATAGATTATGGTGGAGTGGAAGTTAAAAGTTTCACATTTGGTGCAGGTACTGGTTGGTCAAGTGAACCGTATTACACAACAAGCTATGACACATATGACAACACATACGAAGACGAAGTGTTTACACTTGATGGAAGTACAAACCTATTTACATTGGCTCAACCTTTAACCAACGGTGTTGTGTATAATGTTTACAAAAATGGTGTAAGAATAGATGATGCAAACTATGACGGAAGTACAATAGGTACTACTGGTAATCCAAATGCAGTCATGTTACCTATAACAGGTTCTGGACAAACGACTATACAACTTGACGAAACTAAAGTACCAACAGTAGCAAATGATGTAATTGTAATTAGAAAAGCAACAAGCGATGGATCATTTATTCCTGATCCAGATGGCTATGACACATTACTACAAGGTGGAGATCTTGCTTATGCAACTGCACGTGGATTAGCGGCGGAAGAAATTGTTGTGGACGGTGATGGATTTGTTACTCCATTAACTTCAAAAGGACCTGAGGAACTTGTTCCAGGTCAAGTATTAGATACATTAGATATTAAAGTGTACGACAGAACAGGTGATGGTTCAAGCATACTACACAGTTACAATTATCTTGGTGACGGAACTAATAAAGAATTTGATATTAATTATGTGCCAATGAGTCAAAAAGATGTATGGATTAAGGTAAACGGAACAATCTACGGTGACAGTCAATTTAGTGTAGATTATCAAAACAAAAAAATCAAATTTACAACTGCTCCAGGGCTTAACCATCCAGTACATATTATTACAATGAGCAACAATGGTGAGAAAATACTTGACATTGATACTTTTGTAGGAGATGGATCAACAGCACAATTTGTTGTGCCTGTAAAATACAAATCAACGTTAAGTCATTATTTGACAGTAGATGGAGAAACTGTCAATGTTACATTAGCAGAAACCGATACAACTTACACAGGACAAAAAGGAATGAGTGTGTTTAAGCTAGGTACTGCTCCAACTAACGGTGCTGTGATACAGTATGCTATATTTGATAGTGCAAGTACAAGTTTCTCACAAATAACAACAGATACATTTACTGGAGATGGAAACACAAAAGCATTTACATTAGCACAGGCTCCGTTTACACAGGAACCTTTAGAACATAACGTAATTGTAAAAACTGGAAATAATATTTTAAATGCAGGATATAATCAAAGATTTGTTGTAAGTGCTACTAGAGAATATAAACTAAAAGACTATCAAATTCCACAAGCTGGTATAGATGCAAACAAAGTTAGAGTATTCCTTAACGGAACAGAAATTACAATTACACAAAGTTGGAGTTGGAATACTTTCAATGCCACTGTAAACTTGTTTAGTGATGTTGGTGTTGCAGGAGATATTTTAAATGTTTACATAAGAAATGATGGAGATTACGCATTTGGATATTTTGATAACAATGGACTATGGGTAGCTACTCCTAATCAAATACATTTTGATACTGCACCAGCAAACAGTTCACAGGTAACAGTTTATCAGTTTAGTAAACATGACATTAGAAAAATAGAAAGAATTAATCTTGATGTTGTAACAAGAAATCCAATTACAGTTGGTACAGATAATTATGCTGAATATCATCAGTTGACAAATGGTATAATTAAATTACGCAAAATAGCCATTGATGCTGAATATGTTTGGATAGTGGTTAATGGCACATTGTTAACACCAAGTGTTGATTATTACTTACAAGATGATAGACAGACTGTTAGAATTGTTACAGACATAAATGCAAATGATGTTGTTGAGCTTATACACTTCTCAAACGATATAATAGTTCCTAAATTTGGATACAGACAATTTAAAGATATGTTGAACAGAACACACTTTAAACGTTTGGGCGATGATGTTGAATACACATTAGCTGAAGACTTAAATTGGTATGACACAAAAATATTTGTTACAAACTATGATGACTTGCCTAGTCCTAATAAAAATAAGCAATTACCAGGAATTGTGTTTATAGGCGGAGAACGTATAGAATATTACTTGAAAGAAGATGGAGTATTAAGACAGCTTAGAAGAGGAACACTTGGTACAGGTGTAAAAACTAAACATACTAAAGGCAGTATTGTATTGGATCAAAGCAGAGAACAAACAGTACCTTACAAAGACGAGGTATTGACATTGAATTTTACTTCAGATGGGTCTACAAAATCATACACATTAGACTTTGTACCACAGGATCCAGGAGGATCAGGTACAGTAATGGATTTAGTTGAAGTATTTGTTGGAGGCAAGAGGTTACGCAAGAATACAGTAAGTTCATTCAATCCAGTAACTAATTTGGACAGTCCTGAGGCAGATACTACACTTCCAGCAGAATTTAGTATGACAGCTGGCAGTACTACCCTAACATTAACTAATCAACCTCCTATTAACACCAAGATTATGGTGGTTAGACGTATAGGAAAAAGATGGACTGACCCAGGAACTCCACTAAGATCAGCGGAAAATAACATTGGAAGGTTCTTAAGAAACAAAGAGGTGGCGTTACCTAAATAAATACACTTGTAGGATATTAATATGATAGACAATTTAAATGACAAATCAGGAGTTCTTTTGCAAGGACACATAAAGATACACAATCCAGAATCTGGAGAAATTCTGGTTGATAAACGTAATGCTATTCACTATGAAAACATGAGTATTTCATTAGCTGAATCATTAGCAAACCAAGGACAAGGAATGGTATATTCCATGGCTTTTGGTAATGGTGGAACATCCGTCGATCCAACGGGTATAATTACATACCTTTCACCCAACTCAACAGGAACAAATGCTAGTTTATACAACCAAACATACACTAAGGTAATTGACGATAATTCAATCAACAACACAGATCCTACAAGAAACAAGATTGAAACACGTCACGTTAGTGGTACAAACTATACAGATATCATTGCAACTTGTTTGCTTGATTATGGTGAACCTTCAGGACAAGATGCATTAGACAATGCAACAGGTTCAGACAGTTTATATGTGTTTGACGAACTAGGTTTAGTAAGTTATGCAACATCAGGTACAGGTAGATTACTTACACACGTAATATTTCACCCAGTACAAAAAAGTTTAAACAGATTAATACAAATAGACTACACAGTTAGAGTACAAAGTTTAACTGGTTTTAACGAGGCGTAATAGATGGCTTATACTGTAAATTATACAGACGTTGCTAATAAAGGTAGCATTAGTGTTGAAGATAATACTATCAACCAACAAACGTCTCTGTCCATACCAGGTAGAAATACCACAGCATACGGAACAGCCATTGCAGAAAACTTTTTACATCTTTTAGAAAATTTTACAAACAGTACAGCACCAGGTAATCCAGTTGAAGGACAACTTTGGTATGATAACACACCAGGAGTTGATCAATTAAAATTATATGATGGTACTACATGGATAAGTGCATCAGGATTAAAGAAGGCAACAAATGCTCCAGGAGCCGCACAATCAGTTACAGGTGATCTTTGGGTAGATACAGATAACCAACAATTATATTTGTACACTGGTTCGGGATGGGTGTTGGTTGGTCCTTCATTCAGTGACGGACTTTCAACAGGAGTAAGAGCAACTTCTATCACAGGTACAAACAACGTTTCATATACTTGTTTGATAGTTGAAGTAAGTGCAAAAACTTTAGCAATATATTCAACGGCAACATTTACACCAAAAACAACTATATCCGGTTTTACACAAATTAATCCAGGATTTAATTTAAGCACAGCAGATATCACAGGTGCTGGTGCAGGAAAATATTATGGGGTAGCTGAAAAGGCCGAAGCACTTGTAATAGGTAACGAAACTATTCCAGCAACAAACTTTATACGTAACGATGCATCATCACAAAGTTTATTTCCTATCACTGTAAAAAATAACGGTGGTATTACAGTTGGTGCTTCAAGTTTTATGACAGTAGGCGTTGAAGGACAAGCAGGTATTATAAGTCACCAAACTTCTGGATCAAACATTGATGTAAGAGTAAACAACAACGGAACTACACAAACAGTAATGAGAATAGATTCAACTGCAAAGGTTGGAATTAATAATCTATCACCAGACCAAGCATTAGATGTAACAGGAAACATACAAGTTTCTAATTCAATGTTGGTAGATGGTACTACTGATGCAACTACAATAAACACAGGAAGTTTAATTACTAAAGGTGGAGTAGGAATTGCAAAAAGATTATTTGTTGGCAGTGATGCCAACATAGCAGGACTAACAACAACAGGTAACATTGTTCCTAATGCTACAACAACAAGAAACTTAGGTACAAACAATGAACAATGGTTGAATGTTTATGCACAAAACTTTGTAGGTAACTTAACAGGAAACGTAACTGGTACAGTATCAGGACGTTCTGGATCAACAGACAAACTTGCAAGTGCAACAACATTTAGAATGACTGGAGATGTAACAGCACCAGACTTTACATTTGACGGACAAGATTCTGCAACAAAGACTTTTACAACATCAATTTCAAACGCATTTATAAGTGCAAAAACAGAAGTTTCAGCATCAGCTTCAACTGATGAAATATTAATTAACAGACCAGCTGGTGATACTGGGGTGTTTAAAATATCAAGAACTAATTTATTCAAAGCAATTCCAACTTTACCAGTGGGTATGATAACACCATTTGGTGGAATAACTGAACCAACTAATTGGTTATTTTGTTATGGACAAGAAGTTAATATTGCTGACTATCAAAATTTATTTAATGTAATAGGATATCAGTTTAAAGATCAATCATTGGTATCAGCAGGAAAATTTGCTATTCCTGATTTCAGAGGCAGAATGCCATTAGGTAAAGATAACATGGGTGGCGGAAGTGCAAACGTTGTTACTGATTCATCAGCTGACACACTAGGTAGTGTAAACGGACAACAAACACAAACATTATCAACAAGCAATCTTCCAGAACACGAACACGATTTAAGAGGACCAAGCGGAGATCAATATTACACAATTAGAGACGTAACAGGAACTCCAAACGATTCACAGGGTATAACTTATGATGCTCCAACAGGTACAGGAGCAGGCCAGGCATATCCTACTTCAGGTGGTGTGTTGACTAACAGTAGTTTAGGTAATTCATTTAACATTATGAATCCTTACATGACTGTGAACTACATTATATACGCAGGGGAAAACACATTTCTAGCAAGTTAAGGATAAACTATGGGATATAAATTAAACAAAACAGACGGAACATTATTAGTAGATCTAGTTGACGGACAATTAGATACAACTACTTCTTCAATTGGTCTGATTGGAAAAAATTATACAGGATTTGGTGAAACCCTAAACGAAAACATGATTAAGATGTTGGAAAATTTTGCCAACACTTCTGCACCATCTGTTCCATTAAAAGGACAGCTTTGGTACGATACATCTACTGCAAGAATTAAAGTTTATGACGGAACTTCATTTAAAGAAAGTGGAGGACCTATTGTTTCTACTTCTGAACCAAACAACATGGTATCAGGAGATTTATGGTTAAACAGTTTAACAAATCAGTTATACTTTTATGATGGCACTGACCTAACTTTAGCAGGGCCAGTATACACAGCACAGCAAGGCAAATCAGGGTTTGAAACTGTAACAGCATTAGATACACAGAACAATAGTAAAACAACTGTTAGATTTTTTATAGGTGGCACACTTGTAGGAGTATTTGCAAATGAAGAATTTACTCCAGCAGTAGGATACACAGTTCCAGGTATAACTGGAAATATTAAAAAAGGTTTTAACTTAATAGACGGAGTAAACTTTGTTTATAGAGGTACAGCAGATTCGGCCTTATCATTAACAGACAGTCAAGGAAACGTTAGAACGCCAGCACAGCTTTTACCAGCAGATTCAAATGGTGTTACAATAGGAACTTTAACAGTAAGTAACTCAGGTGGACTTACAATAGGAACAGCACAAAATAACATACAAAAAATTGTTGGTACTAGTTATGTTACAGAAAACCAACTTTCAAATCACGACTGGAAAGTTAGAGTAAGAAAAACAACAGGTTACGTAGATGCAATAGTGGTTGATACTGATCTTTCTAATGTAGGAATATTTAAGTCACAGCCATTACACACTTTGCACGTAGGTGGTGATGTAAAAGTTGACGGACAATTAATTGTTACTGGTACAACAACAAGCATTGATACACAAAATTTAAGAGTTGAAGATAAAAATATAGAACTTGCAATACAATCAGACAGTACTGTAGGCAACAATGCCGCGGTAGACAGTGGTGGTATTATACTTAAATCATCAGACTTAGACAAAGAATTTATTTGGAGAAACAGTACACAATCTTGGACATCAAGTGAAAACATAGATATTGCATCAACAAAAGGTTACAAGGTAAACGGAAATGAAGTATTAAACGAAACAGCATTAGGTTCTCAAGTTACAAGTGCATTAGGTTTAACACAGATAGGCACACTTACAACTTTAAGTGTAGACAACATTACATTAAATGATTATGCTATATCAACATCGGGTGGTGGATTGCAGATCACAAGTGATGGTTCAATTACAATCACTAACAATCAAAAGATTACAGGACTTGCAAATCCAACAGTTGATACTGATGCTAGTACAAAGTTTTATGTTGATGATTCAATTGATAATGAACCCGTAATTGTTCCTTTAGATATTACAGGACTATCAAACGCCAATATTGCAACAATAATAGAAGACATTTATCCAGCCGCCAATAAGAAAAATGGTTCATATGCTTATGTGCCAACATCAACATTAACTGGAGCAACAGTAAGTGGTATTGATGTAAACTCTGTTGCTAACAAATCATTCATAGCAGTTGATGCCAATGGTGTGCAAAATGAGAGTGTTTTACAGGATATTGCGTTTAATAATGCATCAGGTACAGTAAGTTCATCTGTTGCTAGAGGCCTTAAAAGGTATAAAGTACAAGCAGGAACATGGGTATTTGACACAGATCTAGGTAGTAGCGGTGGACTGTGGTAAAAGATAAATAGTTACATAGGGGTTATAGAATGGCATATACTATAGATAGATACAGCGGATTGACACTTACAACAGTGGAAGACGGTACAGTTGATCAAACTACCGATATTAAACTGGTTGGTAAGAATTACGCTGGATATGGTGAAATACAAAACGAGAATTTTTTACATTTATTAGAAAATTTTAGCGGAACATCACAACCACCGAAAGCAATTTCAGGGCAAATTTGGTTTGATCAAACTGCAAGTAAATTAAAATTCTATGATGGTTCAAGATTTAGAACAACAGGTGGTGCTGAAGTAAGTGCTACACAACCAGCTGGTTTAGCCACTGGTGATCTATGGTGGGATTCTACTAACCAACAATTATATGCTTATAGCGGATCAGGATATATTTTAATTGGACCACAAGGTGCTGGTGCAACTGTAACACAGATGAAATCTGCAACAATCAGAGACACTACAAGCACAAACAGATTAGTTATTAAAGCGATTGTCAATGATGAAGTAATATTCATAATAAGTGGCGTATCATTTACTATTGATAGCACAGATCCATCAAATGCTGTAACAGGTTTTGATGTAATCAAAAAAGGACTTACTTTAAGAAATACAATGAACGCAACAGGAGGTGTAACAAGCACCACTGATTACTATTGGGGTACAGCAAGTAACTCATTGAAACTAGGCGGATATACTGCATCAGATTTTGCTTTAGCAGGATCAGGAGCATTTAATAGTTTAGTTACATTTGCAGATGCTGGTATCGCCATTGGTAATTCAAGCGATTTAAAAATTTATGTTGAAAATGACAATCAAGGAGTAATTCAAAACCAAGTTGGACAAATGATTAAGTTCAAGGTTGATGATGCACAAGGAACTGTGCATGAGCCTGTACGTTTAGAAGCAACAGGTTTAAATCCATCAGCTAACTTACAATATAATTTAGGAACATCTACTTTACAGTACAACTCCGTGTATGCAAGTTCTTTTAACGGAACTGCAACTAGAGCCGCTACTTTACAAGTAGGTTCAAATTACCGTTCAGGATCAACTGCGGCAACAAATAATACGGTTGCAGTTAGAGACGGGTCAGGTAACTTGGTAGCAAACTTATTCACAGGTACAGCTACACAGGCACAATACGCTGACTTGGCAGAGAAATATACAACTGACCAAGAACATCCAGTAGGAACAATTATGACTATTCCTACTTTAAGAGATGGCGATATGGGTGATGCCGAAATGATAGCTTGTGATTTAGATGGAATACCAACAGGTGTTATATCCGACAAACCAGCATACTTAATGAATGCTGAAGCAGAAGGTCAAGCAGTAGCACTTAAAGGTAAAGTTCCAGTTAGAGTCACAGGTCCAGTATTCAAAGGTGATCCGATTTATTCAAACATCGACGGTGTGGGTTCACAAATTATCCAAGATGGTAAAATGATTGGTATTGCACTTGAAACAAACGAAGGCGAAGAAGAAAAATTAGTCGAAGTATTTTTGAAGGTGTAATTAAATGGCAATAGGTGATATTATCACAGCGGCAAGGTACAACAACTTGCAATCAAGAGTAGCAACGGTAATGGGAACAGGGTCAGGAGACGATGGCTACGGTCAAACTCTTAATTCTGCTCAAGTTGCCGCAAGTGCAACAGTTAACGCAACTGATATGTCCACCCTCTACACAGATATTGCAAACGGAAGAGTACACCAAACAGGAGTAACACCAACAGAGATAGCTATTATTTCACAATCAGATGTTGTGTTAGATAGTGATACAATCAATAAAAAAGGTGTTGCACAATTTGAAAACTTAACTACTACCTTAGAAAATGAAAAGTTTCAAATACATTCATCTCAAGGTACAGCAGAAGCGGCCATTTCCGCTCAATACACATCAAACTGGAATGGAACATTAGCACACTTATTTGATGTTACATTTACTGATGCTGATCATAGAAGACAGTTTTTTAATGCTGGTGGAGAAATCCGTACAGCGGCAAATATTGCAAAAAACAGTCCACCTGCTAAAACACTTGACTGGATGACCATGCTTTCAAACATGGGTACAATTAAAATGGGGTACACTTCAACAAGTGCTACTGGATCAGGTTCTGGTACAACTGTTGGATTTCATGATCTTACTACATCTTTTCAAAACTTATTTGTCAAAAATGGTACTGGATTGTATGCGGCCAACAACTATACACTTAAAGGCAGAATAGTTGGAACCAATCAAATTCAGTTAAGAGCTGAATTCAATGATGCAAACACAGGTAATCCAAACTATGATGAAGATGTTGAAGGTACTTTAACAAGTACAATCACTCAATTTAGAGCAACAGGCGTTTACGTTGCTGTACCAACACCAACTTACCAAACAAACGCTGGTTCAAACTTAACGTAACCAATCACTTTTTTATTTAAATAGTAGTAGCAACTGGATTACTACTATGGATGAACGATTACAAAAAGCATTAGATTTTTCAAACTACATGGTTACTCTTAATAACCAAAAGAGAGTGCTAAAAGAACAGTATTTTGAAAACAGAATTCATTACTTTAATGGTGGACAATTTTCTGTCACAAATGAATTGTTATCTTTTGTAGGATTGCTATGCGAAAAAGGTGACACAACTAATATCCCTATCATTGACGATAACGATGTTCCTGTGAAAATACCTGATCTCAATGTGTTCTTTGATGACATCATGGATGTCTACTTTCAATCTTCAAATGAATATCACGCAGAGTATGAAAAAATTAGAACTAAGAGAAAAGTTTCTGGGTTGGTAGACTATGACGAAGACAAATAAAGGTGCATTAATCTTTGCTAGAAACAATGCTCAGATTGATTATATAAAACAAGCACGTTTTTCTGCACAAAGAATAAGAAAACATTTAGATATCCCAACTAGTATTGTTACTGATAGTGTTGAATATTTGCAAAACACTTACAAAGACTACAATGAAGTATTTGATCAAGTAATAGAAGTACCATACAAAACAGAATTTACAAATAAAAAATATTTTGACGGTAGTGGAGTGTTCAAACACCTACAATTTAAAAACGATCTGCGTACAAAAGCATACGAACTTACTCCTTATGATGAAACTATATTACTAGACAGTGATTATGTCATTGCAAATGATCTATTTAAAAATTGTTTTGCACAAGAACATGATTTCTTAATATACAAAGATGCAAAGGACCTAACAAATTTTAGAGACACAGATGAATTTCAGAAAATCAGTGATACAAGTGTTGACTTTTATTGGGCAACTGTAATATATTTCAAAAAAACAGAACAAACCAAGATATTTTTTGACCTTACACAACACATACAAGAAAACTGGGATCACTATAACAGCATATTTCAAGTCAACAGGGGCATATTTAGAAATGATCATGTGTTTAGTATAGCAATACACATAATGAATGGTTATCAAAAGGGTGACTTTGCACATAAGTTGCCTGGAATAAAATATTATACAGCAGATAGAGATATCTTATGGGATCTTGAAGATGATAATTTTTTCTTTTTGTTAGAGAAACAAAATCATCTGGGAGAATATACACCTTTGCGTATCAAAGGTAGTAGTGTTCATGTAATGAACAAGTTTAGTTTAAACAGAATCATAGATAAAGGAGAAGTGTAATGGAAATAATATGGGCTTTGATGTTGCAGGTATGCAGTTCGTTCGGATGCCAAGATCAAATGGTTGCAGAATTCAACACACAAGATAATTGCCACATAGCACAATGGCAACATGAACAAATTCCAACTGACGGTGATTGGAAAAGTGTTGAGTATATATGTATACCAAAAGGGAGCATAGGTGCATAAGATAGTTTACGTTACTGAGGAACATATTTCCTGTACAGGTGAGAATGATGATCACCCTAAGGTATATTACACACTCAAGAGTGGAGAAGCAGTATGTATGTACTGCAATATTAAATTTGTATTGAAAAAAGATGACTAAAGGATTTGTATTAATAGCACAAAACAGCGAATATGACTACGTACAACAGGCGTGTGCGTTGGCAATGAGTATACAAGCTACTAATGAAGCAAAGATTTGTTTAATAACCAACGATAAAGTGCCATCTAGGTATGAAAAATTGTTCGATATCATTAAACCTATACCATGGTCTGATGATGCTGAAAGCAAAGATTGGAAAGTAGACAACAGATGGAAGTTGTATCATGCAAGTCCATATGATCAAACCATTGTGTTGGATACAGATATGCTTGTATTACAAAATTTAGATAGTTGGTGGAAGTTTTTAGAGAACTATGAAGTGTTTTATGTAAGTAACGTGCAAACATATCGCGGAGATACAGTGGTTGACAACTATTATAGAAAAACATACAAAGCAAACAACCTACCAAACATTTATGCAGGATTTCATTACTTTAAAAAATGTGCTTTTGCAAAAGAATTTTACACAATGTTAGAAATTGTAATGAACAACTGGGAAATGTTTTATGGCAAATATGCAAAGGAACAATATCAAAAGTTTTTAAGTGTTGATACAAGCACAGCCATTGTAACAAAAATATTAGACTGTGAAGATAAGATTACTAACAGCAGAGTTACATTTCCTACTTTTACTCATATGAAAACACACATACAAGGTTGGAAGAATGCCAGTGCAACATGGCGCAGTAGAGTAGGCTCTTATCTAACAGACAACTTAGAACTTAAAATAGGCAACCATTTACAATCAGGAATATTTCATTACACAGAAAAAGAATTTTTAGATGACAATAAAATTAAAAAATACGAAAGATACCTAAATATATGAAACTTTCGATAACATTAAAGAATGAGAGATTCGCTGTGTTCAATCCAGACACAGGGGAGCTACTGTCTTTGCCCAATGAAAAACCAACCCAAGGGTCTTACATACCAGTTGCTGAAGAAGATGTAAAACCTATTTTAGAGGGCAGAGACAGTATGCAATTTTATTATGTGCATTACATAAAGAGAGCAAAAACATATGAGCTAAGACAAAGAGCAAATCATGACATTGATAGTTATTTTGTTGATGACATGATCTATGAAGTACCAACAAGCCAACAAGACAATGCAGATATCACAATTACAAAAAATGTAAAAGATACTTGTTGGAAAATTGCAGTAGGAGGTGAATTGTACGAAAACATACTTGCACAAAAAATAAGTTTAGGCAATAGTAGATTTAGTTTTAGTTGTACCAAGAAGGATGATCCTAATATTTTGTATAAAACAATTAAATTTACATTTGATAAATTAATAGACGGTAAGTACATTGTTGTTCCTTTCAGCGAAAAGTTTGAATTTGATAACGATCCTATTGGTGTGTATACAATTAAAAAGTTTGAAAAATATGCGTATGAGGTGATAGAATGAAACTAAACATAGCAGAACAAGATATTATATTTTTAAGTTACGATGAGCCTAACTGTGAAAAAAATTATGTTGACCTTGTATCTAAATGCCCATGGGCTAAAAGAGTGCATGGTGTAGAAGGATCTGATGCGGCACATAAGGCCTGTGCTGAATTATCAGAAACTAAACATTTTGTTACAGTAGATGGTGATACGATTATTGATCCTAATTTTTTAAATGTTGTTTTAGATTTAGAGGAAATGGGAGTGGATGATGATTTCCAGTTTAGTTGGTGTGGTAAAATAAACATAAATGGACTAAAATACGGTAACGGCAGTTTAAAAATGTGGACAAAAGATTTTGTTAAAAATATGAAAACACATGAAAACACAGATGGCAGTGACGATACGCAAATAGAATTTTGTTACTTTGATAATTATTATCAAATGAATGACAACTTTAGTGAAAGTATTATTAACGCAACACCGCATCAAGCCTGGAGAGCAGGATTTAGAGAAGGTGTAAAGATGTCTTTGAATAGAGGAGCAAAAGTTCAAGACGTTGCAAATGAAACATGGTGGCAAAATTATCATAGATTGTTGATATGGATGAATGTTGGTATGGACATAACAAATGGTGAGTACGCAATACTTGGAGCAAGAGAAGGTTGTTACAAGGTGTTAGGCACTGATTGGGATCACAGTCAAACCAGAGACTTTACAATACTAAACAAGCTATGGGAAGAAAAATGTTTTAAGGAATCTCCGGCAATAGAACGCATTACGCATCTTGGACAAAAATTACAAGAGCTAGAATTACCTATTAGCAAACAACCACTTGATGATAAGCAAAGTGAGTTTTTCAAAACGGTTTACATCAACACCGAAAGGGTGCTTGGTAGAAAGTTTTAATGAGTGAACTAGATAAAATTAAACAGTTGATGCCTTTTATCGAAGATCAAACTTCGAAAACATTCTGTTTGGCCAAATGGCATCACACAACAATTTATCTTGCAACAGGTGAAACGCATAGTTGTTATCATCCTGCTCCGCACAAAATACCTTTAGAAGAACTTAAAAATAATCCAAGTGCGTTGCACAACACAATAGAAAAGAAAGCACAACGTAAGATGATGCTTGACGGTCATAAGCCAGACGGTTGTAGCTATTGTTGGAACATAGAATCAATGGGTAAAGACTTTGTAAGTGATAGACACATAAAAACAACAAGCATTTACACAGAAGAAAGATTAGAAGAAATAAAAACAAAAGCCGCAGACTTTAATGTTAATCCAGAATACATTGAGATAAGTTTTAGTAACGAATGCAATTTTAAATGCGGATATTGTCACCCCAAAGCATCTAGTAGGTATTGGAATGAAATAAAACAACACGGACCTTACTCAAAATCAACTGTCCATAGACAAGACATTGATTGGTTTAAGGTATATGCAAAGGAAGAAGAAAATCCTTACGTAGATGCATGGTGGGAATGGTGGCCAGAAGTAAGCAAAACTTTAAATATTTTACGTATCACTGGCGGTGAACCTTTGATGCACAAAAGTTTATGGGAATTGTTTGATAGATTAGACAAAGATCCCAAGCCTCACTTACAAATAGAAGTGAACAGTAACATGGGTGTTAAGCCTAAACTGGTACAAAAGTTAACTGATACTGTTAAGAATTTAAAGAAAGATGGCAAAATTCGAAGTTTTAAATTGTACACTAGCATTGATACTTGGGGACCTAAGGCTGAATATGCCAGAACAGGGTTGGATATTGCTTTGTGGGAAAAGAATCTTGATTACTATCTAAGCAATACAGGTTGGCCAGTAACGTTTATGATTACATTTAATATTTTTAGTGTCACAAGTTTTCATTTGTTATTGGAAAAGATACTTGAATGGAGACGCAAGTATAACAGTGATAATAACAGCACTCAATGGCAACGCATAAGATTTGACACACCTCATTTAAAGGAACCAACTATATATGACATGAACATACTGCCAAAGGAAAAGTTTATGCCATTCATGTATAAGCATTTAAAATTTATGGAGGCACATCAGGATGATGCTGACAGAACAAAATTTAGTTCATTGGAAGTAGAAAAATTTAGGCGTGTTGTTGTTTATATGGCATCAACACATTACGAGCCATTGAAGTTAGAACAAGCACACAAAGACTTTTATAATTGGTTTACTGAATTTGATAAACGTAGGAATTGTAGTTTGCCTAACACCTTTCCCGAACTTAAAGGATTTTATGATGATTGTTCCAAAATGGTATAAGTTTACACCACATCATAGTCATAAGGACGGATTGTTTGTTGACTGTAGAAAAATTGTAGTTAATCATCACAATATACGACCTCCACACATAAACCCAAATGTACAGAACACGGAGTTCTGGATCAAACGTAAAAAGCAAACTTGCACAGTGGTACTAGGAGAGAGTTGGACCTATGGCGAAAGTTTAATGAATCTTGTTTCATCTAATCAACATAAATTTGATTTGGAAACACAGATTAATCATTGTTGGGGGCCTACCACAGCAACTTTACTTGATACGGACTATTATCAGTATGCAGTTCCAGGTAACAACAATGTTACTATCTTTGGAGCAGTTGAAAGGATTTTAGAAACTGTAAGTCCTTTGTATGATACTGTGTATTTGTTGATACAGATGACAGAACCAGCCCGTGAAGAGATCATTGTCAATGAACTGCATGAACAAAAACATCCACTTGCAAAACTATACGACCAAGATTATATAAAAGGAATGACAGTAAAGGAATGGTGTGTACAAAACGAAGATATCTTGTTTACCCAGCTTAAAGAAATTGTCGCAAAGTACAACAATGTTAAAACAACTGCATGGAAAAACTTTTGCACATTACAAAATGAAAAGGATTATAATTTTAAAATTTTAGAAGAAACATGGATTGAATTTAGTGCAAGGGTCAACGGACACAAAATAAAAAGTCCAGACTTCTATGTCGCAGGATGGTTAAAGAATTTTCTAAAAATATTTCCTGGCATAGAGCATACTATGGAATATTTTAATCAACAACTAGATTTAATTGAAGCATCAAACAAGTTTTTAAGTGACTGCCATGAGCATATACCACACCCTGGAGCAGGAGCACACAAACTTTGGGGTTACAACATATTTCAACTAATGGACAAGTAATGAGCAAAACAATTTGTATTTTACCATGGATTCATATGTACGTCAATGCAGACGGAAATGTTTTGCCTTGTTGCATAGGTGATTACAAACAACCTCTTGGCAATACACACAACAGAAGCATAGAAGATATATGGAACAGTCATGAATACAAAACATTAAGAAAACAATTAATGAATGGTGAAAAGCCTAGTATATGTCACCAGTGTTGGAAACACGAAGAAGCAGGCAACAATAGTTCACGTATCAGTAATAACAAAAGATTCAAAGAAGACTTGCACATAATAGATAAAACAAATGCGGACGGCAGTTTAGATAGCATGGATCTACGTTATTTTGATGTGCGTTGGAGCAATATTTGTAATTTTAAATGCAGAACTTGTAGTGCAACATACAGTAGTAATTGGGCAGTTGAAGATAACCAACAAGGAGACAATAAACCTGTTTACATATTTGCAGGAGGGGATAGCAATGACAGTTTATACAATCAGTTCAAACCTCACTTTAAAAACATAAAAGTTTTTTATTTTGCAGGAGGTGAACCGTTAATGACTGACAAGCATTATGAAATACTAGAACACCTTATAGAAACAGGTAACACTAAAGTTACATTAGAATATAATTCAAACGTTAGTAGATTAAAATACAAAAACAAAAGCATTATAGATTTATGGAATAAATTTGAAAATGTTACTGTAAGTGCAAGTTTAGATAGTTGGGGGTCACGTGCAGAATACATACGTGAAGGCACCGATTGGGACAAAGTTGAAAGCAATTTGCAAACAATCAAAGAAAAATGTCCACACGTTAAGATAAGTTTCAACACAGTTGTGAGCATCTTTAATTTATGCACATTGACGGACTTTTTAAAATACATCACAGCAAAAGGATTCAACACAAACAACGGCAGTTTGTATAACATTGTTGATCCTAATTATTATAGTGTTAGTGCCATGCCACAGCAATTAAAAAATACAGCTAAAAGCAAGATTGAAGATTACATGAATGATAATCCTGGCAAATTTTCACATCAACTGAAAGGTGTATTGCGTTATATAGACAACAGCAAGTTTGATGAAAGTGCTTACAAGCTATTCAAGGCAAAAACTTTTTACTATGACAAAATTAGAAAAAGAGATTTTGTTGAAACGTTTCCTGAACTGGTAGATGTAATTTAAATTAAAACCAATCTATTATCTGGCTGTGTTGGTTCTTTAATCTTTGTTTCATAATAAAACATTTTCATCCAACGATCAGTCATTTCATACACGTGAAAGAATTCATGTCTTTCTGCGTATGGTCTTACAGCGTCTTGCAGTAGTTTCTTCCATTTATCAAATGAGTCACTAACTGCGGCATCTGTTGTATCTTTCCAGTCATGCTTAAAAACTTCTTTCAAGTAAGCATAATGTTCAAATGGATTTGGATGTCCGTCTTTAAAATATCTGCCTATTAATTTTGAATCTTGCTTAAATTTTTTCTTTAATTGATTGCTATACAAAACATCATAGAAGCTAGGCATAAGATGAGATAATGTTTCTTCATACAAGGCGTGTAATTTGTTAAGCTCAACATCTTCTTTTTTACTATCTAGATTCCACTGATCACCAAATGCTGTGATATCTAACATCTGTAAAAAGTGCCATTGCGTTTTGTGTTTAAGCATTTCATGGGACGCTTTTATAAAAGCATAATCACGTAAAGATGCACCAAACTCTGTAAAGTACTTGCGTACAAATTCTAAATCATAAGTGCTCTGTGAATATATGTTTCCAGGCAAGATCCATTCATCTGTGTACCTATCTTCCCTGCTTACATTAGTCCATTGTACCACAACCAAATCTTCATGAGTAAAATCATACAAAGCGTCTGCCTGCATAAGTGTATTAAAGATGTATTGATTTCCTGCACCTGCTTTACCTAAGTTATAAAATTCAACTGGTTCTAATTCTTTAGCAAGTACGTTTGCCCACGTTCCCCAGTTGTATCCTGTGAAACTACAACCAAACGTAAACAATCGTTTGGGTTGATTATGAATTAATACTTTTTTCATTTGCTAAATCTCTCATTAAACATACTGCGTCTTTAAACTGTTTTTTCTTGTACTTACCTTTTAACATGACTTCAAAATTATGTTTCAGGACATCGGAGTTTGTAAATTTCCAATTGATTTGCCTATCCAACGGCATACTTCTTATATTCTTAATTATGCCTTGGCATTGTGTCCACAATGCTCTCCATCTTTTTGTGTTGTCTTGTATGTCGTCAAAACTTAAATTAAACCAATCCTTGTATGTACGGTAGCCGTAATCATTAAGTTTTTTATTTGCTCCAGGTTGTCCCCATATTACAAATGGTTGCATATGATACATACCTCTAAAAGTTTTTTCACTCCAAAATAAACTTGTACCTAAATAATCTTCAACAAAGGTTTCATTTACTATTTGAAACAGGGTTGAATCGTGCAAGTGACTGTGTAATCCTAGTGCATGATTTGTTTTAAAATCCTCTGTGTCAACTGTAAGTGGTAATGCTTTCTTAAATTTAGTAAGATGCTTTTCTGTAATACCACTGTTCTTAGGCATACGTGATTGATAAGCATAAAGGTTGTCTTTTATTTGATCATGACTTACAAGTCCGTCTTTAAAATATTCGCTGGTAAAAATATCATATGCACTTAAAGTTCTATGTGGTCTATTTACTCTACTTAAACTTAAAAATATTTTTCCATATTTTTCATCTTTGTATAATTTTTTTGTTTGTTCTACACTGGTGTTGTACCTTTTATGAATAACATCAGCATAAGGAAAGTTTTGATCATTCAAAGGTATTGTAGATATTTCAACTTGCCCTTCCACACCAAGTATCATTGGTTCAAAATTTAAATATGGAAAAACATTAATAGACTTTTCTATCTTGTGTACCATATTGTATCTTGTGATGTTTTCAACATCTTTCATATTACTGCTGAAGAAGAAAATCCTTTCAGGATCTACACCATACATTTTTGCATTATGGTACAGCATATCATAATATGGTTCTTGGTGTATTGTACTGAACCCTTCAGTACTTGCATCGAACACAAAAAACGTCTTTTTGTTTTTGCGTAACTTTTTACGTGCTTTTGGCTTTATATACTGAAAAATATCTGTGTTAGGTTCCCATTGTTTTGGGTATGAAATAAGCACACACATCACGGTTATATCGTCACTTGGTATTTGGTTTAGTACAAATGCTTCACGTAAATTAACAGTCGTAAGAGTGTATGTAGGTTCTACTACATATTGGTTTTGAGTTAAGAAGCCGTGAATGTGTTCCATAGTGTTTAATTTTCCATAAATACTACTATATTTATATACGCATTTAATGGTAGGAGATTAGTGTGAAGATTAGTTTTTTAGGACTAGGTAAATTAGGTTTACCTTGTGCAGAAGCAGTTGCACAAAAAGATCATGATGTAACAGGTTATGATGTAGTAAATGTAAAAAGTGACCTTGTTGCAGTAAAACAAACAATCAGAGAAGCTGTACAGGATAGAGACATTGTCTTTGTTGCTGTACCAACACCACACCACCCTGACTATGATGGTCGTCAACCTACCGCACATCTAGAGCCAAAAGATTTTTCATATGATATAGTAATTGATGTATTGCGTGAAGCCGACAGGCATATGAATAATAAACAATTATTAGTTTTAATATCAACAGTTTTACCTGGTACCACTAGACGTGAATTTGTACCATTAATAAAAAATGCAAGATTCATTTATAATCCTTATCTCATTGCTATGGGTACAGTGGCATGGGATATGGTCAACCCTGAGATGGTAATGGTAGGCACTGAAGACGGAACCAAGACAGGTGATGCAAAACAATTAATTGACTTTTATTCAACAGTGATGGAAAATCACCCTAGGTATGAGGTAGGTACTTGGGACGAGTGTGAGTGTATTAAAATATTTTACAACACATTCATAAGCATGAAGATAGGATTTGTAAACATGATACAAGACGTTGCTGAAAAACAAGGCAACATTGATGTTGATGTTGTGACAGAAGCACTGGCTTCAAGCAAACAAAGAATAATAAGCAAACGTTACATGACAGCAGGAATGGGCGATGGAGGTGCTTGTCACCCAAGAGACAATATTGCATTACGTTGGATGGCACAAAAATTAGATCTCAAGTATGATATATTTGATGCAATCATGAATGCAAGAGAAGTACAAGCAAAAAATTTAGCTATGTATCTTGTTAAATTAGCTGAAGAGAATGATTTACCAATCATGTTAAATGGTGTTGCATACAAACCAGGAGTGCCATATGTAGATGGTAGTTACAGTTTACTGGTTGGTCATTATTGTAAAGAATTAGGATATGACTGTATGAAAGTTGATCCTCATGTGTTTCCAGACACAGGCCCTTATAGTGCGGTGGTGTTATTGGCACATGAAGAATTGTATTGTAAATTAAATGACGACAGCATCATTGTTGATCCATGGAGAAACTTCCAATCAAAAACATTTAAAGTAATTCATTACGGAAATACTAGATGAGTAGAATATTAATATGTGGCGACAGTAATAGTCTGGGCGAATGGGGGACAGTGATTCCTGGACCAGCTGTGGCAAACAATGACAATCCAGAGATATTCAAACCATATAACAAAGAAGAATATTTAAAAGAACCTCATGCAAAACCTTTTAATGTAGTGTGGCCAGGGTTTGGTTATGAATTAGATCAAAAAGGTCATGCAACAGTAAATTATAGCATAGGCGGTGGAACTAATATTGAAGCAATATTTAAAGTTGAAGAAGCACTAGGACTTGCTCCACCATTTACCAGTCCTGTATTTTACAGTCCTGATGTTATAATACTAATGCTTACAGAGCCTATTAGAGATTTGACTCCACCACGTTGGCCTCCAGAAGCAGGTCTGAAAGACTTAGAAAAATATTACGTGCAAAGAGATGAAGCTGTAAAACAAGCAACAAGTATAAAAGATTTAAATGATAGATTGTTAAAAATAATTTTTGATGGAGCTCAAAAAATATACAATGAAACAAACATTCCTTGGATAATAATTGAAGGTTGGGGAAAATGTCCTGCTATTGACAACTACACTTTCATAAAATATATCCACAAAGATTGGATGTCTAAATTACTAGGACATGAGATACCATTAATGAGCAGTTGGCCAACTGTTAATTTATTACGCAGAGCAAGACCGGATCTTGCAGATGCTAGTGCAACAAAATTTTTACAAAAACATTTACCTATAGAGCAAAAGGAAACAGAATTTAAAAAAATAGTTGACGATTATGAACGCACAATAAACACCATGCAGGAACACAAACAGTTTCCAGACAACTGTCATCCTGATAGATTCATACATCAACAACTTGCAAAAGAATTGGAACCTTATGTATGATATATGTTTCATAAGTTATAACGAACCTGACGCTGAGGAAAGATACGAAAAGTTATTAAAACGTTTCCCTAGAATCAAAAGGGTACACGGCGTCAAAGGTATTCATCAAGCTCACATCACTGCCGCAAAGAAATGCTCAACAAAAATGTTTTGGGTAATAGATGGTGATGCTGACTTGTTACCAGAATTCAATTTGGATCATGTTGTGAACGAATATGATTTAGATTGTGTCCATGTTTGGCGTAGCCGAAATCCTATCAACGATTTAGTCTATGGTTATGGTGGCGTAAAACTCCTACCAAGACGACTAACCATGAACGTAGACATAAACAGCAGTGATATGACTACATCAATATCAGATAGGTTTAAGGCTATGCCATTCGTGAGTAATGTTACTAGTTTTAACACAGATGAATTTAGTACTTGGAAAAGTGCTTTTAGAGAATGTGCAAAGTTAAGTAGCAAAACAATTAACAGACAGGAAGAAGGAGAAACTAATGAAAGACTTAAAATATGGACTACTAGAGCTAATGGAAGATTTTGTGAATTTGCGATTCGAGGTGCTAATGCTGGTATGGAGTTCGGCCTTTCTGATGGGGTTGACCTTCGGCTAATAAATGACTTTGACTGGTTACGTCAACGTTTTCAAATGGATGAAATGAATGATACCGTTTAAAAGGATTCAGAAACTAGGACATACAAATATGTTAAACAAAAAACTGTTTAATGTAAGCTGGATCCTTGGACGTTTTTGTAACTATGATTGCAGTTATTGTTGGCCCTATGCAAGAAGTAAAACACTTGATCATAGACCCTTTGAAGTTTACACAAGAACAATAGATGAAATAAAACGTCAAGCAAAAGCAAATGGATTTGATCAGTTTCATTTTAGTTTCAGTGGAGGCGAACCAACTACATACAAAAAATTTATAGATCTAGTTAATCACTATGAGGACTTTGAAAGTGAATACCTAAGCATACACATGACGAGTAATTGCAGTCCAGGTAAGCGTTGGTGGAAACGCTGGCTCGATGCAACACAGTTTTTAGATAGAAGAAGTATTACAGCAAGTTTTCATGCAGAATTTGCCGATGAAAAAGAATTTGGTGATAAACTTTTATATTTACAGGACAATGATGTCCTTGTAACAATCAATCAGGTAATGGTGCCTGAACATTGGGAGGAATATTATGAACGAAGTAGACGTTTCAGTGATAGGGGCCTTCATGTTACACTCAAGCCTCAGTCTGATCCTACTGCTAGTTTTGTCGTGG